AAGGTATTCCTACAGCAACTATTGTTCCATGGTCTTCAGCATCAGTTCCATCTGGATTCTTAGAATGTGATGGTACAGCAGTTTCAAGATCAACTTATTCAGCATTATTTGCAATCGTAGGTACGACTTATGGTGCAGGTGATGGTTCAACAACTTTCAATACACCTGATTTACAAGACAATACACCAGTAGGAAAATCTCCAGGAAAAGCTTTAGGTTCAACCGGTGGAGCAAATACAGTAGCAGCAACAGGAAACGTTGGTGGTTCAACAGCTAATGCAACTTTATCAACAGCACAACTTGCTTCTCATGGTCACTCTTCAGCAATTTGGGGTCCTAGTCTTCCGGCACAAGGTGGCCCAATTACTTTGGCAGGACCAGGTACTACAGGTAATGCAGGTTCAGGATCAGGTCACTCTCACAATATGAGTGCAAATTTTTCAGGTGATGCAACTTCAGTTCTTCAACCTTATTTAACTTTAATTTATATTATAAAAACTTAGGAGAAATTATGGCAACAAACGCAAATTGGACAATAGTATTTGATGATAAAATGGTTATTAAAAATTATGCGGAAGGCGCTGATGAAGGTGTTTCATATATTATATCTGATGATTCTTTTTGGTCTGATTCTAAGTTTTCTAATATTTGGGCTATCCAATACGGCACACCAAACGTTAATGATCAAGTAGAATATAGAGATTCAACACCTCATTCATCATACTCTGATGTTAATATTGGGGACATCAGTCAATTTTCATCTAAATGGGATTCAGCACATTTAGCTAAATTACAATCTGATTGGGACAATAATAATAGCGGCACAGGTGAAGGGGATGGTTTTGTTCTAGAAACTGAAGCTGAAAAAATTACTAGATTAGGCGCAAGACCTACTTCTTATTCTTCATAATTATTTTAAATTGAAAATTATAAAAAATTTTTTAAAAAACGAAGAATTTAATTTAATAAAAAATATTGTTATGAAAGATAGGTTTCCCTATTTTTTTTCAAATCAAGTTGGTCATGGAAATGACAATGAAAATTTTTATTTTTATCATGCATTTTATAATGAAAATTTACCAGTAGGTAATTATTTTAATTTAATTAAACCCATCATAAATAAACTAAACATTTTATCTTTAATAAGAGCTAAAGTTAATTGTTTTCCAAAAAGTGAAAAATTAATAAAATATGCTGAACATCGTGATTTTGATTTTAAACATAAAGGGGCTATTTATTATTTAAATACTTGTGATGGAGGAACTTACATAGGTGACAAATTTATACCCTCTATCGAAAATCAAATACTATTATTTGATCCAAGTGATCCCCATCAAAGCACAAATTGTACTGATGAAAAATGCAGATTTAATATAAATATAAATTACTTTTAATATTATCTTAACATCATCCAAGAAGTTAAAATATATTTTTCACCAGATAGTGGTGGATTACCTCTATGTACATATGGAAAAGCTGCAGGCCAAATAACTATTCTCCCTGTTTTAGGTTTTACTCTTTTTGAAAAATGTAAAAATTCCGTTTCACCACCATCTTCTACACCATTTAAATATATAGAAAAAACAAAAGCACGAGCTTCATTGTCAAACCCTTTTCCATGCTCTATGTGCCAAACATGATACCCTTCTGTAGGTAAAGTTTTTTGAATTTTTAAACTTGTGAAATGAAATGGAACACCATAAGCATCATTTGCTCCGGTATTTTCAATATAATGCTTAAAGGCTATATCAAAATTAAACATCATGGGTTTTAATTCTTCCCACCATACATCTAAATTATTACTTGCTGCAAAAAATTGTTGATCTTGTTTTTGTAATATAGACGCATGTTCTGCACCTATTCTATTTACCGTATTATTAAATTTATTTTGATCTTCATATAATTTAATAGCTTTATTACATTCTTCTTTAGTAATATAGTTATCATACACTCCAATAAAATTAGTTATATTAACTGTTTTTTCCATTGAGTCCTTCTATTTTTTTTGAGTATTCAAAATGATTTTTTTCTTTTATATTAAATATTAAACTATATCTATTTTTTTCCCCATTATATACATCAAAACCATGAAGTATTTCAGGTGGAAATATATAATAATCTCCTGGTTCAGGGGTTATTTTTAAATTTAATTCAGGTAATATTAAATCACATCCTTTTGTTAAATATAAAATGCCATGTAAACAGTGATGTATGTGGTAATTTAAACTATCACCTTTTTTTATTTCATTGCCCCAAGCTTCTTCAATAGTTTGTTTTTGTAAGAAATGTTTAAATATACCAGGATGTGTTGTTTGATGTGTATTTATTAAATAACTTATAAAATTAATAAAATCAGGTTTATCTATAAAATAATTCCAGTCGGTCATTCCTCCTTTTACATTAGTATAATTTTCCATTTTATCACTTAAATTATTTTTAATATTAATTAAAAAATTATTTATAACTTCTGGATAAGCATAGTTACCAAATATAATATTAACATGTCTAGTATAACTAACATTTAAACTGTTTCTAGTTTCATTTAATTTATTATTTTTGTCTATTAAATTGATCATATTTATGATGTGTATAAGGTCCATTTTGATTTACATAATGAAAAAATACCTGTGCCATACCTTCTCCTTTATATGTACCGGGACGACCATGCTCTTGATCACAACCGGCATATAAAACTGCATCACCTTCTTCTAATTCAAAAGAAGTTTTTTCAACAGTAATAGGCCAATTGTCATATTTTTTAATACATGCTGTGACAGATATTTCACACGCCGGTCTATCTTTATGTTTTTTTAAAGTTGCACCGAACACATAATATCTCCAATAAGCATATGTTTGAAATAATTTTAAATTAGATTGTTCTTCTACTAAAGGTAATTTCGTACCTAAAAAACTTGTCATTAAAGGATCGCTATACCATGCTGGAGAAAAAGACTGCCCATCTAATTGATAGTCTTTATTTAAATCTAATTTGTTATAACAATATTTTTGAAGTACTTCTAATTCTTTTTTGAAAAAGAAACCTTTAATAAGTTTATAATTTACTGCAGCCATAGAATTATACTCTACCTTGTTTTTCAGATATCCAAGTTTGAATGCTTAATCTTGGATGAGTTTTTTTTAAATTAGGATTAACTTTATGTTCTGTCCCAGTTTTTACAATAACCAATGAATTTCCCACTACTGGAATAAAACCCGATCCTTCATTACTTTTAAACATTAATTCTCCTCCCCAGGAAGAATCCCAAGTTTTATTAAAATAATAAGTGGCAGCATATTTTCTATTTGTTGTTTCATCTACATCTGAATGCCATCTTAAATGTTCTCCATAACAATATTTTCGTAAATGACTTTTAATTTCTAAATTAAAAATATCTACAAATTGTTGATGACGTAAAAGAATATGGTATTTTTTAAAAAAATGTAAGGAAAGAAAATCATTTGTTACATCTTGAGAAAAACTTTGTGACATATCTTCTGATTCTTCTTTGAAAGTTTTCCAAGAAACATTTGATTTTTTAAATTCTAATTTATTTCTACATTTTATAAAATCAACATACATTTTTTTATATAAATTTTTTGGTAAAAAATTATGAATCCAAAATATTTTGTCTTTAAAATTAAAAGCTAAATTCATTTACTGTAACCATGAAACTATACTATATCTGGTCCCTTTCGTAATTGGTTGAATACCGTGAGGGTACATAAAATTACTTGGAAAAAATACAATTGAACCTTTACCAAGTTTTAATCTTTTAATTTCTTTTTTCTTTTGATCTGTAAAAATTAAATCTCCACCTTCATAATCATCATTTAAATTAATAATAACACTTAAAGTTCTAATAGAAGTAGTAAAATGATCTGTGTGTATATTATACTTTCCCCCAGGTGAGTATTTTAATAAATCTATTTGATTTATTTTTGAGCTTGCCATTAAAGGAAATTTTGCTCTGTAATAATTATATAATCTCTCTATTTCAAGTTTTATATAATTCCAATAAAATAAATCTGTAGGTGTATCAAAAGTTAAGTGATGGCCTTTTACATTTCTTATGTCTTTATCTAAACCGCCCCTAACTTTTAAATTTTTTTTAGCTTTATGATTAGTTAAAGGTATAATTTTATTTATAAATTCAGGAGAAATTATATTTTTTATTTCAACAATAGTTTCTAAATGATCCATAATCTTTCTTTATGTTTTATATATATAGTTTATATTTATGTTTTGTAAAGTTAATAAAGCATCATCAAAAGTTTCAACTATTGGATATCCTTTTAAATTAAAAGACGTATTAAGTAATATAGGAACTCTTGTTTTATCATAAAATAATTTTATAAGATCATAATAATGTGGATTCTGTTCTTTTTTTAAAGTTTGAAATCTACATGTATTATCAGCATGCACACATGCTGGCACTTCATCAATTGCTTTTTGTTTTGCATCAATTGCAAAAGACATATTAGGGGATTCATCTAATGTATACATATTTAAATATTCATGTCTATATTCATAAAGAATTGTAGCCGCTGTTGGTCTCCACCACTGCCTACCTTTTATTTTATTTACTATTTCTTTTGCATTTTTATTTCTTGGATCAAATAACATTGATCTATTACCCAATGCTCTTGCTCCCCATTCAGAATGGTTTTGAAATATCACAACTAATTCTTGTTGCAATAGTAAATTAACAGCTTCTTCTTTTTTATAAATAATTTTCATAATATACAGCAGCTCCCACAGCAGTTCCTCCATCATAGGGTATGGGGTCTATAAAAAAATTTAATTTTGGAAAGTGTTTTACAAGTTTAAAATTATTACTGCAGTTTAAATGATAGCCTCCAGATAATATAATATTTTTACAGTCGCTGTAGGTTAATGCTTTTTCAATTAATTCTATTCTTTCTTGTAAAGTTTCTTCCTGTGCTTTGTGTGCAATTTCTAATATATCTTTATTTATATTTGTTTTTTTATTTTTATAAGCTGCAATACCCATAAGCTGTCCTTCTTCCAATTCTTTAAAACCTGCTTTTGCTCGGAAAGTAATATATTTATATCCACCTATATTTTTATTAGAAATTTTTATATCCACCCCATCTTTTTTATCGGTTTTTTCCGCATCTACAAAGTTATTAAAATGATCTAAACGTTTATTTGAAGCGTGTTTGTAATGACATTTAATTTTATTTTTATCAATACTAAATATAGATTCCATTGTTTGGAAATTAGAAAAATATCTTTCTCCTCCCCCGTCTGTTACCACAGCTGTAGCTTCTTTAAATTTACTAAAATAATAACCGCAACTAGCATGCAGTATGTGATGCTCATTATTTAAAAATAAAAATTTTTTAAATTTAACTTGTTTAAGAATATTATCTATGATGTTTTTCTCCAATAATATTTCTCCTCTATCATATGTAGCAACCACAACTCCATCAAATATAATATCTTTAAATTTTTTTAAAACCTCATACTGATATGGGTCTGTATTAAAACGATCTATTGGAGGTGTAAAATGTTTAATTTTATTAAAACGATCTTCTTCATAATATTCTTTTAAAATACCATCTTCAAAATAAGCAAACGAACAATTATGAGAAGTGTTTATACCTAATATCTTGCTCATTTTCTCTCTTTCATTATATTCATAATTAATATATAAAGCATTATATGCTACAAAAATTAAATTTCAAGCCTGGATTTAACAAGCAAGCCACTGAATCAGGGGCTGAATCTCAATGGGTAGATGGTGATTTTGTTAGATTTAGATACGGATTACCTGAAAAAATGGGT